CTTCAATCGTGATTTTACGGACTGCCGCAGCCGCTTTTGTTGCCTGAATAGCGTCACCATTAGCATCAAAGCCCACAAGGTAGTCGGCCCAGTCTTCAATCCATTCTGCCAGTGACTTCTGGGAGTTACGCTCGCCGTTAACAGACAACAGGGCAGAGAACGGTGCTGTCTTTTTCAGTTTGAGAGTGGCGGTGTTATCTGCGTGACCTGGTTCATCAATAGTACCCAGGTTAAGTACACTGACGGCACGCATATTATCAGCATCGATAAAGCAGCGGGTGCCTTCATCTGCAAGATCTTTAGAATAACGGGTAAAGTCATCGATGCTGGCAGTGGAAAGCGCACCACGGAAACGGAAGCGATTTAAATTAAATTTTTCCAGATCATGAATGCGGAAATTCTCAGGCAATGCCACAGCATCGGCACCAATCTTACTGATAATTTCATTAACACCCTGAGCAGAAATAAGGGCATGGATTTGATTAATTGCGGTTGCGTCTAAGTTCTGAGACATAATAAGTCCTCACTATATAAAGATATTCAGTGATGAGATAAATAATCAGTTAATTAAGAACGATATTAATGACCTGCTGCGCGTAGTTTTCCGTCAGGTTCACCGGCAAGAGTCAGTAATTGTCCCTGGTCTTCCTGCAGAATAGTCAGGCGACCACCGCGATTGACATACATCGGCGTTTCGGTGGTGTCTTCTTCGGAAATTTTCCCGCGGTTAGTCGGGCGAACATATGAGAGTTTGTGTTTGATTTTCACACGGTTCTCATCAAATGGTTCGATTTCCAGGTTGAGTGAGACCTTACCTTTGGTTTTCGTGTTCATCACACCGGAAGCGACTTCACTGAGAACTGCGCCGATTTTGGTTTCAAATACGCCGCCGTCCAGCTCCCCGATAAATGCCTGCACATCAGTACTGCGTTCACTAGCCATTTTGCTGCTCCTCATCATATCGACCCTGCAAGGTCGGTTAGTTTCTCCACAAAACAGAGAAGAACACCTGCGGTGGCAGCCGCCCGGATGGATTGGGTTATGAGCCCGTCGTCCGATGATGTTCTTCTCTGTTTTGTAAAAAGAGCGGTACCAGCCGGAAGCAAGTGTACAAACTGGTACCGCCAAAGCAGTGGCTGTTGTGGTGACCGGTGCTGATCTCCGGCTTGCGGTTATTTCAGACTCTCACGGGCATTTAATTGCCCCGCCGAACAGCTCTTTTCCGCAATATCTGCAATGTCTTTCGCGCATCAGCCTGCGCATTCACCACAACGCTGAGAGCACTTAGCCAGTTACGGCACCACACTTTGTCGCGGTTCCATAAATGCCCTCATCGTTGCACCCTGGTCTCTTCCCAGGCGTCAAACCGAATCGCCACGCTGGTTAGGCGTCTTATCAGCATCATCATTGACTTGCACATTCCGGCTACCTGGTTTGTTTGCCCGAGCAAGGAGTGGATTGTCCCCTTTAACGTCCCCAGACCGCTAACGACGCATGTGCCATACGCCGTGTTACAACCAAATTTTGTTAGTACCTTGTTTGTTTGTCTGGAAAGAAAGATAAAATGAAGTTGCGCATTATGCAAGTGTTTTTGTTGCGAGATATGCAATTTGATGGGTAATGAAAAGCCACCTTCGGGTGGCTAATTGATGAGGAGGTAAGGGTTAATTGTGTCGCTTAAGGGTTTGTGACTGGCTGATTAAGACCTTTCCAAAGACCATAAACCGGTGTTCATTTTCGCTGGTAATTCCCCATTCACGGTAAATCTGGTTATCAGAAATCACCAGTAGTTTGTCAGGTATCATTTGCAGTCGTTTGACATAAATTTTATCATCAAAACCAAATACATAGATACCATCTCCATCAAACTGATTGATACTGACATCAACGAAGATGAGATCTCCTGGCTCAATGGTTGGACACATACTGTCCCCACGAACGTTGATAACTTTAATGTGATTGGCTGGCCGTCCGCCAAACATCGATACAGCATTATCAGTTCTGTATTCAATGGCATGAATCACATCAATGACATCACCGCCCTGGATAAGGCCATTTCCCGCACTGGCACTGACATCCAGCATTTCAATACGGAATACATCCTTCACCTGCGCAACATCCTCACTAATACTGTTTTTACATACAGTATTACTTTTGAAGTCTGAGGTAAAGAGATCAGCAATATCAACACCTAAGCTCCTGGCAATATTACTCAGGGCTTGTTCAGTGAATTGTTTCTGCTTACCTGTTTCCAGGCGTGAGATATTCGCCGCATCCACTCCTATTGCTTCAGCGAGATCGGCTATTTTCATGTTCTTCGCCTGGCGAAGTTGTCTGACTCGGTTTCCTATGTTCATGCGTTTATTACATTTCTTTATTGCGCGTTAAGCAAATCAACTTGCGCAAAATATTTGCGTGAAATAATATGCTCATCACGCAATATGTGGAGGTCATATGCAATCACCATTACGTAATGTGCGTAAGGCGCACGGATTTACTTTGCAGCATGTTGCTGCTGGCGTTCAGGTCAATCCAGCGACGCTGAGTCGTATTGAAAGACTGGAACAAATTCCATCTATCGATCTTGCAGAACGTCTGGCCAATTTTTTTAAGGGTGAAATCAGCGAAATGCAGATTCTTTATCCGGCACGTTTTCAATCTAGCCAAAACCAGAATGGGTTTAAACCACAGGAACAGGAGGTAAGCCGTGGGTAATCATCACTGGAAAGTGGAAAAACAGCCTGAGTGGTACGTGAAAGCTGTCAGAAAAACTATCGCGGCGTTGCCGGGAGGTTACGCTGAAGCTGCTGAGTGGCTGGATGTAACAGAGAACGCTTTATTCAACCGCCTTCGTGCAGATGGCGATCAGATTTTCCCGCTGGGATGGGCAATGATTTTACAGCGCGCGGCTGGCACTCACTACATTGCGGATGCTGTCGCACAGTCTGCTGGTGGGGTGTTTGTATTGCTTCCTGAAATTGAGGAAGTAGAGAACGCCGATATAAACCAGCGCCTGCTGGAAGTCATCGAACAGATCGGGAGTTACTCAAAGCAGATTCGTTCGGCAATCGAAGACGGGGTAGTGGAGCCACACGAGCAGACAGCAATTAATGATGAGTTGTATCTGTCAATTTCGAAGCTCCAGGAGCATGCAGCACTGGTCTACAAAATCTTTTGCGCTCCAGAAAAGAGTGACGCCCGCGAGTGTGCAGCTCCGGGCGTCGTGGCGTTTTGTGTCTGTGGAGAAACTAACGCATGAACAGTTTAACGGCAAATAACCGTTTGTCGCAACAGCTGGTGGTCAGCGTCGCTGAACACCTGTTGTTACGGCATGAATGCAGATTACCAAATCACCTGGCTGTAAGTAACCACAGAGAACTTTACCTGACTGTGGGGGGCGAGTTGTGCAGGAACTTAACCGCTGGTTTCGTGACGGAAGAGGACTTTATGTTCATGTTATTCGTTGGGAGCCAGAAACACAGCGCGTTATCTATCTTCGCAAAGACTACCCGCATGAGTGCTTTAGTCCTTTGTGGAAATTCAGGCGTGATTTTGTTGAGTGTGAAGGACCACCAGCACATTGATTCTGCCATTCCGGGACGTTACACTGTTCAGGCACCTTATAAAGCGGGTGCCGGGATTGGCGTCCTGGAGAAGGCTACCGCGTACAACCGCGTAGATGCGGTTTTTTTGTACGCATTATTTTGTCACGCCCAAATTATGGTGGGGCGTACAGGGGCATCGCAAGATGCGCCGGTAAGGGTAGCCGCCGGTAACGCCAACTCTGTACGTCTCACCACCTCTATGATTGGCGTCTTATGTGGTGAGTTTTTTAAGCTTGCTACCGAGGCTGCCATTATGGCTACGATCCCAACCTTTGTTCACCCTGAAATCACGATCATCAATGGTCGTGCTGTCACTACATCTCTTGCAGTTGCTAACTACTTTACTAAACGGCATGAGCGGGTTTTAGATAGAATTCGAAACCTTGAATGCTCCGCTGAATTTGCTGAACACAATTTTGTGTTAAGTGGTTATACCGACGCTTCAGGCCGCAAACTACCTTGCTATCAAATAACCCGCGACGGTTTTGCGTTTCTTGCTATGGGTTTCACGGGTAAACGTGCTGCCCAGTTCAAAGAGGCATACATCAATGCCTTTAACCAGATGGAGAAACAGCTTTCAAAGCCCGCTGTACCGAGCGACGTTGCACATAACGCCAGCGTTCTCTATTCCTACATTTCATCAATTCATCAGGTCTGGTTGCAGCAGCTTTATCCCATGCTGGAAAAAGCTGAATCACCGCTGGCTGTAAGTCTGTATGACCGAATTAACGATGCGGCATTTCTTGCCCGTCTTATTCATTCGTCGCTGAACTCTTCAGAGGTAAGGGGGCGCAAATGATCCGGAATATTTTCAAACGATTTACCAATCAGACTTTCCGTTGTCCTCTCCCCGGTCAGTGGTACACCACGCCAGCAGGGCATGTTCTACGTGTTAGCCTGGTTGACCGTGAATGTCAGAAGGTGATTTGTGAACCGCTGGGCCGTAATTACCGCGTCAGTATGCCGCTTATAGCCTTTCGCTCCGGAAAAAACATGAAGCATCTCGGAGGTGCTGCATGAGTATGGAGCTGATGGTTAAAGCGATGAAAATTCGAGTGGGAAATCCATTGCGAAAACTGGTTCTGATTAAGCTGGCTGATAATGCCAGCGATCAGGGCGAGTGCTGGCCCAGCTATCAGCATATCGCTGATCAGTGCGAGATTAGCAAACGTTCTGTGATGAATCATATTGCGGCCCTCTGTGAGTCCGGGCTGGTAAAAAAAGTCACCCGGAAAGGTGAAAAAGGTAACTCAAGTAATATCTATCTCCTTCATCTTGATGGTGCAGGAGATTCACTAGGGGGTAGTGCAAATAATTCACTATCTGGTGCAGCAAATTCACCAGGTAGTGCAGGAGTTGCACCAGGGGGGAGTGCAGGAGATTCACCCAGAACCAGTCACTCTTTTGAAGCAGTCAAAGAACCAGTCAATGAACCAATAGCTGTTGGTGCATCTGCTGATGAGTCTGTGCGAGTTCGTTCAAACCGACCGGAATACTCTCCGGAGTTTGAGCAGGCATGGCTGGCCTATCCCAAACGTGCTGGTGGCAATTCAAAATCTGCAGCCTTCAAAGCCTGGAAAGCCCGTTTGAATGAGGGGGTAAACCCCGAAACCATGCTGGAAGGTGTGAAACGCTACGCGGGCTGGGTATCTGCGATGGGTAACAGCGGCACACAATTTGTGAAACAGGCTGTCACGTTCTTTGGTCCGGATCGTCATTTCGAAGAATCCTGGGAAGTTCCTGCAGTATCTGCAGCCAGACGCAAGGACCCGTACTTCAAAGCCAGTTACGACAACGTGGACTACAGCCAGATCCCGGCAGGATTCAGGGGGTGATTATGAGTCTTTTGAATGAAGTTCAGAAATTCATTGAAGCCCATCCGGGGTGTACTTCCGGAGACATTGCGGATGCTTTTGCTGGTTACTCACGGCAGCGCGTTCTGCAGTCAGCAAGCAAGTTACGTCAGAGTGGGCGTGTGGCTCACCGTTGTGAAGGAGATACACGCAGACATTTCCCGCGCCTGACTGAGAGAGCGCAGGAACCGGAACCACAACCAGTTCGTGAAACCAGACCTGTGCGCAATTTCTATGTCGGCACTAACGATCCCCGTGTGATTTTGTGCCTGACCCGCCAGGCTGAAGAACTGGAGTCCAGGGGCTTATACCGTCGTGCTGCAACGGTGTGGATGGCGGCATTCCGTGAAAGCCACTCCCAGCCAGAACGAAACAATTTTCTGGCACGTCGTGAGCGGTGCTTACGGAAAAGCAGCAAGCGCGCTGCATCGGGTGAAGAGTGGTATCTGTCAGGGAATTTCGTGGGGGCTTAATGAGTAATAAATATTGCCAGGCGCTGGTGGAACTGCGGAACAAACCAGCCCATGAACTGAAGGAAGTGGGCGATCAGTGGCGCACGCCGGACAACATTTTCTGGGGAATTAACACCCTGTTTGGCCCGTTTGTTCTGGATCTGTTCACTGACGGTGATAACGCCAAATGTGCTGCGTATTACACGGCGGAAGACAACGCGCTGGCGCATGACTGGTCAGAACGTCTTGCGGAGCTTAAAGGGGCTGCCTTTGGTAATCCCCCATACAGCCGCGCCAGTCAGCATGAGGGGCAATACATCACCGGCATGCGTTACATCATGAAACATGCCAGTGCCATGCGTGATAAGGGGGGGCGCTATGTTTTCCTGATCAAAGCTGCCACCAGCGAAGTGTGGTGGCCGGAAGATGCGGACCATATTGCTTTTATTCGAGGGCGTATTGGTTTTGAACTGCCTGCCTGGTTTATCCCGAAAGACGAGAAGCAGGTACCGACAGGCGCTTTCTTCGCTGGTGCTATTGCTGTTTTCGACAAGACCTGGAAGGGACCGGCAATCAGCTACATCGGGCGCGATGAACTTGAGGCATGTGGTGAGGCCTTTCTGGCGCAGGTTCGCCAGCAGGCAGAAAAACTGGTCAGGGAGATGGCGGCATGACGACGTTAACTCAATGCCAGCAGCAGGTGCTGGATATGCTGATTTCTTATCAGAAAGAACGTGGCTTCCCGCCAACCAATCAGGAGGTGGCAACCATGCTGGGATACCGTTCAGTGAATGCAGCGGTGGAGCATCTTCGCGCACTGGAGAAAAAAGGCGTCATCACGATAAAGCGTGGTGTGGCCCGGGGGATCACGCTTCATACCGCAGTGAAGGACGACGACAGCGAAGCGGTCGGGATTATCCGCTCACTGCTTGCCGGTGAGGAAAACGCAAGGCTGCGTGCAACTCACTGGTTACATGAGAGAGGCCTGAAAGTATGAAGCTGATCCTGCCTTTCCCGCCCAGCGTGAACACGTACTGGCGACACCCCAACAAAGGGGCATTTGCTGGTAAGAGCCTGATAAGCGCGGCGGGGCGAAAATTTCAGAGCGCGGCGTGTGCAGCAATAGTTGAGCAGTTACGTCGTCTGCCAAAACCAACGTCGGCACCTGCTTCAGTGGAGATCGTGTTGTTTCCTCCTGATAACAGGATCCGCGATCTGGACAACTATAACAAGGCACTGTTTGACGCCCTGACACACGCGGGTGTGTGGGAAGACGACAGCCAGGTGAAAAGAATGCTGGTGGAGTGGGGACCGGTTATCCCGGAAGGGAAGGTCGAGATCACTATCAGTAAGTACGAGAAAACGGCGGGTGCAGCCGCCTGATTAAGAGGAGAAACGAAGTATGAATAATCTGATGGTCATTGATGGTATTGAAGTTCGTCGTGATGCTTATGGGCGTTACAGCCTGAACGATCTGCATCGCGCAGCAGTAGCATCTGGTGCAAATGCCAGAACCAAGGAGCCAGGAAAGTTTCTTTCCAGCCAACAAACTGTTGAGCTTGTTCATGAATTGACCAACACCCAGAATTTGGGTGTTGACCCGGTGAGTGTGATTCATGGGGGAAATGAACGGGGAACGTATGTCTGTAAGGAACTGGTGTATGCCTATGCAATGTGGATCAGCCCGTCATTCCATCTGAAGGTGATCCGTACTTTCGACATGGTAACCAGCGCACCGGAAAAATTATCCGGGCAGGCTGCTGACAAGATGCAGGCTGGTGTGATTCTGCTGGACTTTATGCGTCGGGAGTTAAACCTGTCTAACTCATCTGTGCTTGGTGCCTGTCAGAAACTCCAGGAGGCTGTTGGCTTACCGAATCTGGCACCGCGCTATGCCATTGATGCTCCTGCTGACGCGCCTGATGGCTCAAGTCGCCCCACGCTGTCGCTGAGTGCACTGCTGAAGCAATATGGTATCCGCCTGACGGCTAATCAGGCATATCACCAGATGGCGAAGCTGGGGATCGTTGAACAACGCGAACGATACAGCCGTACCGCGATTAACAACATCAAAAAATTCTGGTCGCTGACGGCGAAAGGCTGCATGTTCGGCAAGAACATCACCAGTCCTGCAAATCCGCGCGAGACGCAGCCACATTTCTTCGAATCCCGATTCCCTGAGCTGTTAAAGCTGCTCGATACCGTTCACTGATGGGAGGCGTGGAGCATGAGAATTACACCACCCCATCTGCAGCCAGTTTTATCCAGGGTTAAACGTTTTGTTGAACGAATGCCGGAAGGCGCAATACTGACCCAGATATCACAGAAAGTGCAGGCGTACAGTCTGCTGAATAAAAGGGATAAGGAGATACTCATTGGCATTATCCGCGACAGTGGACTTCTGGTCGTTGCGAATGATGGAAGAACTACAACGTTACATCATCCTAAATTTGGACATCAGGCAGTAAATAGTGAAATACCAGTAAAAACAGAGGAACCCGTTGTGATTAAAAAGACCGTTACTCCGGATGAATTACGCAGGCATGCTGAGGAGCTGATCAGGGCTGCGGAAGAAGCAGAGAAGAAATTTAATGATCGTGCGGAAATTAAAAAGCAACTGGATCCTCTGAGACTGGAAATCCTCCAGGCGTATGGAATGGCAAGTCGTAAATTTGATGAGTTTGTTGATGCTATGGCGGATATGGGGAAAGCGGTACAGAAACTGAAACAGATTGTGCTGTGAGGTTCTACGTTGAGAGCACTACTGCCCCCTGAAATTGCCCCACGTATGGGGATCGTGTTGTTCAGGCCAGGTTCAGAGCTGATGCCCCTGTTTATGCAGGGGCGTGTCCTGCTGGAGCCTGAGCCGGAACGTTATTCATCTTTCGCCAGTGGTGCCGTTCCGGCGGCATCACAACCGCTGGCGGATGATCCTGTCGTTCGGGCCGTGTTCCGCAATGAGGCAGTGATCCGTCGTGCTGGTGGCGTGGAATGCCTTGAAAGCTGGTTACTTCGTGAAAAGGGCTGTCAGTGGCCTCATTCCGACTGGCACAGCGAGAACATGACCACAATGCGACACGCGCCGGGCGCAATCCGTCTGTGCTGGCACTGCGATAACCAGCTGCGTGATCAGTTCACGGAACGGCTGGAGTCAATGGCAACGGATAACTGTGCCCGCTGGGTGTTGTCTGTCGTGCGTCGGGATCTCGGTTTTGATGACAGTCACGTTGTGACAATGCCGGAACTGTGCTGGTGGCTGATTCGTAATGATCTGGCGGATGCCTTACCGGAAAGTGCAGCCCGTAAGGCACTGAGATTACCGAAGCCTGTTGTGCCGTCTGTCACCCGGGAAAGTGACCTTGTGCCTTCGGTTCCTGCCACCAGCATCATCCAGGATAAGGCAAAAAAGGTGCTGGCGCTGAAAGTGGATCCGGAGTCGCCGGAGTCTTTTATGTTACGCCCAAAACGTCGCCGCTGGGTTAATGAAAAGTACACGCGATGGGTTAAGACGCAGCCGTGCGCATGTTGTGGAAAACCTGCTGATGATCCCCACCACCTGATAGGTCACGGTCAGGGTGGAATGGCTACAAAAGCGCATGACCTCTTTGTGTTGCCTTTGTGCAGAAAGCATCACGACGAGCTGCATGCGGATACCGTGGCATTTGAAGAGAAGTATGGCTCCCAGCTGGAGCTGATATTTCGTTTTATCGATCGTGCACTGGCAATTGGCGTGCTGGCCTGATTTTGTGGAGAAAGTTGATGCGTGATATGTATGAAGTATTGGACCGCTGGGGTGCATGGGCTGCAGCAGATAACAGTGGTGTGGACTGGCAGCCTGTTGCTGCAGGGTTTAAAGGTTTACTACCTCATGGAAAGAAAACACGCCAACAATGCGATGATGATGAAGGAATCATGATTGACAGCTGTGTTGCGCGATTGCGGAAATATAAGCCCGAAGAGTATGAGTTGGTTATTGCTCATTTTGTTATCGGCATCTCACTAAGAACTATTGCAAAGAAGCAGAAGTGTTCTGATGGGACAATAAGAAAAGAGTTGCAAACAGCTCTTGGTTTTCTGGATGGTGTGCTTTCAATGTTGTAATATTAGGGGGAATTACCCCCCTTTTTTTCTCTGTTGCTTTAATAAAATTTTAATATTTTGTCTGATTATGATGAGGCAATGTAATAAAAGAAATACCGTTAGTATTGCAAGCCATACGCAAAATAAGCATGCATATAAATTAGTTGAAAGTCCAATAGTGAATTGTGCAATTGCTGTTGTGATAGAACATAATATTGATGTATTAATAAATGAGGATAAATTGTCTAAAGGTTTATAAAGTACACTATCATTGATTTTGTCAATAGGTATACCAGTGGCAATGCTATAAATTTCCTTATATTCCTGAGTTGCAAAAACCTTATCGCGTAAATTTATTATGACAAAGGTATGCAGGCTCAATAAAAATGAGCCCACGGAAATAAAACCGGAGAAGAGATAGCCTCGTAAGTTTTTATGATAAAAATCAAAAAAGTTAACACTTACTTTAGGTGTGTTTCTGTACAATAGGTAAAGTGCAAGCAATGCCAGGATCGAGAATGCAAGCAGTGTAAGGTACTGATACCTCAATCTTTTATTTATTAGCCATTCATATAAAGGCATTTTTATTCGTCCCGTTCAGCATTTCTTCTTTTATCATATCAAAAACAGGGTTTGTTGTATAATTATCGTTTGTCAATCCATTGACTTTATCGGCAATTATATCGAAATCGTATGTTTCAAAAAAAACAGGGCAGTTCATAAAATCAATGGTTTTTTCTATTCCTGCATGGTTTACTGCAATAACCTGTGCTTTAGCAACTCCACTCATAGAATTATAAATATTTGAAAGATTCTGAGATAGTTGTTGCACTTTTGTTCTGTCGCTAGAATTAAAATTCATATCTATTGTGGTGGTGTTAACAAATTGTTCAAGCGCAGTCATTGGTCCACCTTTAAAATCTATATAATTAAATTTAAAGCTTGTGCTTTTAATCTCTTTGAATTGACATAAAACACTCTGAATGTTGTTTTTATTTGTCATAAGGCTGAAAGTCAGTCTTTCTTTGTATTTTTTATTTATTGCAGTTACTTCTTTTTGTTTTGGTTTATCACCAAGTTTTTTTATTTCTTCTTTATTTTGATTTCTGATAAATTCATTACTTATTGTTTCTAAATGAGAAAAGAGAGTGTTCAGACTGCATGAACCGTGGTGATACATATAGAGACCAGAAAGATTAGATTTTTTAATTAAGAAAAAGTTGAAATTAGCAAGTTTGTCACTTCCTTGAAGATCTTCAATTTTAAGCTGGAATTTACCATCAACAAATTGCGACTTACAGTTCTTTTTTTGGTTTCTGAATGTGACAACTAATCCATAATAGAAATCATTCACATCCGAAATGAGAATTTTACGAGTATAGTCTGTGCGACTGTGTTCTCTGTTTGATGCGTTGATAAAAGCATTCATTACGTCAACGGTATTAATATTTTTGTTATTGTTATTTATTGTAAATCCTATGCTTCTAACTTTCATGTGTATTCTAGGACCGACTAAAGATAGCGAGAATGGGGACGCATAGTTTATAAAAATCCTAACGCGTACGCAAAAAGTATTATATCGTGTTAAGAGTGGTTACTTCGCCACACAACTTAAACCCGCCGCTGAGCGGGTTTTTCTGTACCCGGAATTCTGTGGCTATCCAGAAAGCTCATGGAAAGAGGAGAAAGGCAATAATTTATAACAAAATCTTAAAGATCGCCTTGTATACTATTAGTTTTGTAAATATTGTGTATTTTGAGTATTGCAGGATAACCCTGTGACGAAGTTAGTGTAACAACACTTTTGCTCTACGAGTTTCGCCAGCCTCCCCCAGTGGCTGGCTTTTTTATGTCCGTAGCGTCAAAGCAGCAATGGCGCTGGGGCGTCGTGCAATTGGCGTTGAGCTGGAGAGCGGGCGTTTTGAGCAGACGGTCAGGGAAGTTCAGAATGTAGTCAGTCAGAACGGATGATATTGCAGAATTAGTTACGTACCGTTATTATCCTGCGCCCGGCCCTTTAGCTCAGTGGTGAGAGCGAGCGACTCATAATCGCCAGGTCGCTGGTTCAAATCCAGCAAGGGCCACCATCACATACCGCCATTAGCTCATCGGGATAGAGCGTCAGCCTTCGAAGCTGGCTGTGCGGGGTTCAAGTCCCCGATGGCGGTCCATTATCAGCATCATGCGTTGTTAGCTCAGTCGGACAGAGCAATTGCCTTCTAAGCAATCGGTCACTGGTTCGAATCCAGTACAACGCGCCATATTTATTTACTTGGCTCGCTTTTGCGGGCCTTTTTTTGTATCTGCGTTACACCATTAACTAATAAATCGAGTGCTTATCAGGAGGCTATGTGAAAAAACTGATGGTGACGATTGGTCCGTTCGAAACAGAAGTTAGTTTTCGTGTTGTTCAGGGGGAGAGTGTACTTGTTGAAGATGTATTTCATGGAAAATCAACAGGTCCTTATGTAAAAGAATATCTTATCGACGCCACGGATGAAAATATTGAGGTGGTGTACGATTCCGTCAATCACCCTGATTTGATCATTAAGGCAAAATTGAAGCCACTTTATTGATCTGACCGGGAGCAATCATAAAATATCTCTGGGTACCCACAAGGAGATAAATATGTTTGTTTCTGAAGTGTTAATGGAAGATAAGGACAACAAAGGATGGGTTAAAGGTTGGGCTGTGGTAAGAAGCTCGCCCTGGCATCTTGTTGGGGTTTTTGCGACAGAGGAAGACGCAGAAACGGAAGCAAGAAAGATGGGAGATAAGTACGAGGTTCACTATGGCTCGCATCGAACAGGAAGTGATGATTTTGTCTGGGGGGAGTAACAGTCGTTTAACCCCAGAATAATCCCGTAACTGAGGTCGCTATTGGCGGCCTTTTTTGTATCCGCGCCACGCCCGGCGCATATCAACCACAGAGCCTTTCGGGGGTGAGCTTACGGAGTGGTCAGTGTGACTTTCTCTGTGGGCAGATCGCTCCCGGGCGTTGGCTCACCCACCCAAAGGAACGTCACGATGTTTGGTATTTTTGGTAAAAAAGCCCGCCGAGCGGCAGTGGAAATTAAAAAGTTTGAGAAACGTGATCTGGCACAGGCGGTTATTAATGCTGCCTATCTGGTGGCCTATGCAGATGGTGAATGTGAGGCTTCAGAGAAAGCGAAGATCGAGCAGATCTTGCGTAACCAGCCTGCGTTGTCCGCGTTTACGTCAGAAATTAATGCGATTAGCGCAACCATTATCGGTCAGCTGGATACCAATTTTAAAATTGGTCGTCGTGCCGCGTTACGCGAGATTGAGGATGTGAAACACGATACGCGTGAAGCGGAAGATGTGCTGGATGTGGCGGTGGCCATTGCGGAGGCAGACGGCGAAATTGAGCCGGAAGAGCGCAAGGTGCTGGAAGAGATTGCCGGTGTTCTGGGTCTTCGTCTGGAGAATCACCTGTGACGGTAAAACTGCGCCTGGCTGTGGCTGCACTCCTGCTGTTTCTGGTGGTGATGGTGGATTTCACCACCAGAATCATGTCGGTGCTGGCGGATGGGGTGCTGGTCTGCGGCATTGTGGTATTGCTGTGGCCGGTGATAAAAAGAAACAGCCTGCATAATGCTTGATTTTTTTATTTGCTGTTTATTAAAAACACTTCTGCATGGTGAATCCCCCTGTGCGGAGGGGCGACTGGTGTAGGTAGCATTTATTATGTTATAGGCAAGCCGACGCGGGTTCAGTGACACCGGCTGAATTCACCGGGAGGCACCCGGCACCATGCAAGAAAAAGAATGTGCATGCAAACATGCCCCTCTCCGGAGGGGCATTTTTTATGGGTAAAAAATGCCCGAATGGGTTCGGGCAATAGCATGAGATACTGATATTGTTGTGTTGTTATCGTGTGGATTTTAACCAGGGTTTATCAGGCTGCGCAACTGCGTGGCCTTTTTTCATTTCTTGGGCTGTAGTCCCCGTGTGTCATTCAGGCTTCCGGACTACAGCCCACTCCATATCTGATTTAATACACTATCCCGGCCGGGAGGAATAATGACATTTAAACATTATGATGTTGTCAGGGCGGCGTCGCCGTCAGACCTTGCGGAAAAGCTGACACACAAACTGAAAGAGGGCTGGCAGCCGTTTGGTAGTCCGGTGGCCATAACCCCTTATACCCTGATGCAGGCGATTACAGCAGAAGGTGATGTGGTGGTCAGTGGTGCAACTGAGCCGGATTGGTACTACGTCATCGTACTGGCCGGGCAGTCCAATGCCATGGCTTACGGTGAAGGGCTTCCGCTGCCGGATTCATACGATGCTCCGGATCCGCGCATTAAACAGCTGGCGCGCCGCAGTACAGTTACGCCGGGTGGGGCTGCCTGCAGATATAACGATATTATTCCGGCCGACCACTGCCTGCATGATGTGCAGGATATGAGTACGCTGAATCATCCGAAGGCAGACCTGAGCAAAGGGCAGTACGGCTGTGTCGGCCAGGGCTTACATATTGCCAAAAAACTGCTCCCGTATATCCCGAATAACGCGGGGATCCTGCTGGTACCATGCTGTCGTGGTGGTTCTGCATTCACCCAGGGCGCTGAGGGGACATTCAGTGCGGACACGGGGGCCAGCCAGGATTCGGCACGCTGGGGTGTGGGTAAACCGTTATATCAGGACCTGATTGCGCGCACTAAAGCTGCATTACAGAAGAACCCGAAAAATGTGTTGCTGGCGGTGTGCTGGATGCAGGGAGAGTTTGACATGAGCGCCGCCA